ATATTTTTCGTCTCTCTATTTTAAAGATTTTTTGTCAATTTTGGGGGTCCGGGGGTTTTTCGCATGAATTCTGTATGGGAAAATGTAAAATTAGAGTCACGGGTAAAAAACGGCGGATTTTCCTGTGAAATGTCACAGGCTTTTCGTACCTTTGTTGCTATATTGGGGGAGTATATACCCTTTTTGTCAAAAAGGAAAAAGGGGAATAAGGAGTAAAAGGGTATAAATGTAACGTAGTTGCGGAAAAGGGGGGAGGGGACGTGTCATCCCGACAGGTCCCCTCCGTAGTTTGATGTATAAAGATAGCTTAAGCAAATAAACGATGATCAGAACGGGTCGCCAGGCTTCCATATGTGTTGCTCGGTGGGCTCCTGACGGCTCTCCGTCTCCGGCTCGGATTCCTGCCACTCCCTGCGGAAGTCTATGTTGTAAGCCTTCATGAACTCGTCATAGTCGATAATGACAGCCGACGTGCTGGTCTGTCTGGGCTGCTCGTCCTTGATGACCTTGTCGCTTTTCGGGTCGTAGTGTTCTATGACCTCGGTCCACTCAAAGCGGCGTGAAGCGACTGTGCCTATGTAGGACGGATGCGACCTCAGGTTCTGCTCGATGGTCGCCAGCGTGGACTTCTCGCTGTTGTAGCCGTTCCTGTCGAATATACTGAACGCCGCCTGGAGACGCAGGAACATGATTCTCTGACCAGGGTTGAAGGCGAACGTTCTCTTCTCTCCGCGTGCGTCCTTGCCGGTGACTCCCTTTGGGGTCTCGATGAGGAACTCACGGTGCTCCACGATCTTGCGGGTGTCAATCATGTTGTCTATGGCGGTGAAGAACATCGCCAGTTTGTCCGTGCTCCTGATGAGTGACAGTTGCCAGTCGATTTTTTCCCTGGCGATCCTGAAGAACTCCTCGTAAGTGAAAGGCAGGTGGAACTGTGAGTACTGCTCTATGAGCTTGACCATGCCGAGAAAGAGTGACACGGTCTTCATCAGACGGTCTCTCTCTCCGGAGTTGACGACACCATCCCTCAGCTCATTGTAAGCCTGCTGGCGAAGGGGACGGAAATGATCCATCACAGCCGGACGCAGGGAAAGAACCTGGAGCAGGACATTGGAGAGCCCCACCTTGCCGGGATCCTCAATCTCCTTCAGACGGTCGAAGAGGTGTGTGGACTCCAGGCTCCTGTCCTTAGGCTTGGGCACCTCACAGATGACGACACGGCTCATCAGCGCATTGTCGTCCCTCTGGGGCATCTCCTGTCCGCACAGAATGACTGGTGCGAAAACCTTGTCGGTCTCGAACTCCTTTCCGGAGCTTCCCTTGCGCTTCAGTTTGTCCTCGCCGTCATAGGTGATGGACTTCAGAGCCTGGAACTTGACATCGCTGATGGTGGCGTTGTTGTACTCATCCAGCACGATGGGAACGTCACGGAAGGCTGACATGTACGACTGCATGGCTGCGTCGGTGCCAAGGTTCAGGTTGAAGATGCTCTGGTGCGGACTGATGAACAGCGACCTGATGGACACGGCGATCTGTGTCTTACCCGAGGACATGGGTCCCACGAAGAAGGGGGCGGTGAAGAGACGGTCGATACAGTGTATGTTGCTGCGGAAAGCCGACATGAGGGCGAAGAGTATCGCCCATTTGCCGTTGTCGTTGATGGAGTACACCTTGTTCATCAGCCCGGCCCACTCGTCGAAGGTGACCTGTTTCTCTTTCGGAACCTCCCGGTACACGAACTGTGATATCAGCTGGTACTTCTCCTGACGGCGCTTGTTGTCTATATAGATGGTGGAGAAGGCTGGGAGGTAGTAGTTCCGCTTATTGTGGGTGACCACGCCCAGCTCGTCGACCTGCTCGAACCTCATGGTGTCGCCCACCATGTGGCAGATGCCGTTGGCGAAGGCGAAGAACTGCTCGTCGGGACGGCGGTTGGTGCCGTCGGTCTGCTGGTTTCCGTAAACCTCGACCTCGGAGCACATCACGTACTTGTACGACATCCACTCCCTGATCTTACGCCAGTACTCCTCTTTGCCGTTGGAGAAGTTGATACCCTCGTAGTTGATCAGCACGTCCTCGATGGTCGACATCTTCAGCAGCGAGCGTGACACGACCTCCACATACACGGGAGTCTCATACCTTCGGCGGTTGATCCTCAACACACGCTTGTTCTGGTCGAAGTCGTCATTGAAGATGTGCAGCAGGGGCTCCATGAAGAAGTCTCCCACCTGGATCATGCCGTTGCCGCTCCGGAACATATAGCACACAGGAACGCCGTTCTTGTTCAGACGGGGATAGAACTGGTACTCCCTCCACATCTGGGTATAGTCCGGATTATCCGTCACATAGTCCGGGGGAGTGTAGGGGTCGAAATAGACCTCGTCGTCCTCGAGCCCCTCGCTCATGGCACTGACCTTCTGCTGGCTTTTGCGCTGCTGCACGAACGGCTTGCGGATATCGTCGAACTCGCCCTTCGTCAGACCGAGGCTCTTGCAGTACTGGCTGCGGTTGATGGTGACGACCGTCTCCTCCACGTAGGCTGTCATCTCCACGCAGCGGGTCACCAGGGGAACCTTGTCGCCATTGTACTTGTCAAGGAACTTCCCGTGCAGCCCCACATAGTAGTCCAGGAAAGACTCTGTATGGTCGCCGCATGACATCTCGATGCGTGTGACTCCTGACCGGAAGATCAGGGACAGCGCCTTCAGGTAGTCACTCTCCGTACCGTCATCATCCACCTTGCAACCCTTCTCGTCGGCGGCGTAGTAGCCGTACGCCTTGCGCAGGCTGAGAATGTCGGAGTCTGACGGGACTCCGGCAATGAGAAGTATGGGCGCCTCGTCGAACTGGTCCAGAAAGTCCTGTAGGCGGGAGGTGATGATGGCGGGCTGGTCGTCGTCCAGTTTCTCATGCAGCACGTCCAGTCCGTAGATGCCGGGCTTCATGGACATACCCCCGTCCGTCGTCTGGGTCTTGACGGCTGCGCGGATCTCCCGCAGTTTCTCCTCCAGAGCCGTCATCTTGACACCATAATCACGGGTCATCGCCTTCAGGTACTCATTGCGGAGCCCCGCATCCCGCACACAGGCGACAAGCCCCATGATGATATTCCGCTTCTCACTGATCAGGTTCTCGTCCTTGCACCCATGGGGGATGAGCATCTTCCGGAACGCCTTGGGGAAGGACTCAGTGTAGTCCTCAAGCAGTTTTCCCGTCTTATCCCCGTTTTCCCGACCGAACTCGTCAGGATCCTTGCCTTTCGGGAGGCGGGAGACACGGACACTGCACCCAGCCCTCAGGAGAATCTCCGTATTCTTCAACGCCGCTTTCTGACCGGCAGCGTCACTGTCATAGATCATCACCACCTTGTCCGTAAAGCGCATGATGAGTCTGACTTGATCTGCGGTGAAGGCGGTGCCGGAGCCTCCGATGACATTCTCCACGCCACAGCGGTGCAGGGTCATCACGTCGAACTGTCCCTCGACCAGATAGACAAACCCCGCCTTGGCGATAGCCTTGCGCGCCTGGTAGAGTCCGAACAGGTTGCTCCCCTTGGTGAAAAGCGGGGTCTCCCCGGTGTTGACATACTTGCCGGAGTTCTCCCTCGGGGTCACCTGACGACCGCTGAAGCCGATGATGTTGCCACGGAGGTCGTAGAACGGAAACATCACACGGTCACGGAACACGTCGTAAGGTCCACGGTCAGACTCAGCGGCAACGCCCACCTCCTTCAGGATGTCAAGGCTGTATCCCTCCTTGGTCAGCCGATTACAGACGACATTGCCTGCAGGGGCATAACCGACCCCGAACACAGAGAGCACCTTCTCGTCAAGATCCTCATAGCCTCTGGCGGACAGAAAGGATGCCGCCTCTCCTAGGTGAGCCTGGTAGAACCTTGCTGCGGCGGCTATGGCGATACGGCGTGACTCGCGCCTCTTGTACTCCTCCTCTTCCTCGCTGGTCATCTGACGCTTGGGCATCTCGACGCTGTATTTCCTGCAGAGCCACTCGAGAGCCTCCGTGAACGTCAGGTTCTCGTGCTTCTGAAGGAAGTATATGACATCGCCCCCCTCTCCGCACACGAAGCATTTGAACGTCTGCCGGACGGGACTGACCACCATCGAGGGGGTATGGTCGTCATGGAACGGGCAGATGCCCTTATAGTTCACACCAGCCTTGCGGAGCTTAACGAACTCGCCTATCACATCGACTATATTGGCGGCTTTCTTGACTTTCTCTATCGTATCATTCAGATTCATCATATCACTGTCCCTTTCTGTTAAGACACTCAGATTCCTGTTCTACCCCCCCCATTTCGTCATTGGAGAAAAGTTCCAACTGGCGGGAGTCCATCGCCTCCTGCATGCTGACACCAAGGTAGTCAGCTATCCTGCAGTACTCCTCTCCGGTGATCTGCTTCCTGCCGAAGAACAGCATCCAGTACCGGCGCTGACCGATGCCGACGGCTTCATAGAAAGCTCTCGACGGGGTGAAGTCCTCAAGGTTCCGGAACTTCAGCCGGAGCAACTCGACGAGAAGATTGCGCTTCACGGTACGTCCTCCGGCTGTCATTTTCTTGCGGAGGCAGTACAGGCGCACGGCACGTCCCGTCCTGCCGAGGTGACAGCCCATGTCCTCAAACGACATCCTGCCGAAGTTCCGCTCGACAAAAGCCTGCTCCTCGTCAGTCCAGTGCTTCCTGGGCAGGACGTCCCTCTTCGCTATTTTTTCTCTTTTGGTTCCCATATCGCTAACTCTCCGTACTGGCTCATCTCGTAGACTCTTATCCCCGTAGCCTGGGCGAAGGCAAGTTCCGCACGGGCACCGGATGACTCCCCCCAGTCGTGCAGCAGACAGATGGTGTCGCACGTCCTGAGCCACTGGAGGTCGTACAGCAGAATGTCCGGCAGGTTCTTCGGGATCTGTCGCCACCTGAAGTCCACGTCCATGGCTTCCTGGAAAGCCTCCGACGCGGGGTTGATAAACTGGCAGAATTCCGGGTTGAAGTGCCTGCTCAGCGTTTCCTCCGCCCTCTTGAACTTCTCGCGGACAGCGTCGCTGATGGTCTTTCCGCCTATCTTACCACTGATATATATCCTGTCCATAATTACTTTTTCTTTTCAGTTAAATGCGATTGTAAACTTTTGATATCTCAATGTGGGTCGCTTGGATATCACGAACTTTCTCACATCTTCCTCGTCGATGGCTTTGCGAGGATCGTACATATATGGAAGGGTGCAGTAGAATTTTACCCCCCCTAAAACCATCACGTCAATATACACCTTCTTCATAGCGCTGTCTCCTTTCTTACTCCAGTACCACACATCCACGGTAGTCGATGACGGGCAGCAGTATGGACTGGTGCCGTCCGCTGGTGCGCTCGATGCGGATGAAGCCGCTCTCCCACTTCCTGACGGGCGACCACGTCATCACCAGGAAGGGACCCGTCTGGTCGTGCTGCTGGTTGACGGTCTCCATACGGCACTCGATGGCTCTGACGCACTCCTCGAAGCGGTCGTACGTCTCCGACATGCGGTGACAGAAGGTGGAGGCGATCCAGTCGACCAGCTCCGACTCCTGGGGCGACATCGACTTCCTGAACTTGTTGGACACCTGCAGCTGGCAGAAATACGCACGCTGCACATCGTTCTCGCGAATCACATAATTCTTTGATTCCATAACTAAATTGGTTTTGACATAATAAAACCACGCTACGAGCTGTCAGGTCCAATTTAGCTGAAACCCCCGGGACGTTTCCGTCATCCGGACTCGGCGTGGTAATCCTATTATTTCTTAATGTGGGGGCACAAAAAAGGCTGGATATGATTCCAGCGGTCCTCATGCCGCTAAATTGGTTTGACGCTGCAAAGATAGGGAATATCCTTGAAACGTCCAAACTTTTCGCATAAAATTTTCGATTTTTCTGCATCATGTATGTATTTTTACCGTTTTCTTCGTATCTTTGCGGTGTTGAACTAACATTTGTCAAAATGAAAAAGAAGCCGCAATCAACATCTTTCGTAGGACTGGCATTGCTCGTAATGGCACTGGCACTGTTCATCCAGGGGTGTAACCTCTCTAAGGCAAAACGGGAAATCACTGCACTCAAAACGGAAATAGCCATGTTAAAAGCCCGATGACTATTCCGGCTATACCAATCACTATACTGGCAATAGCCAGATTCCTGTCGCTGATATGACAGTGAGACCCTAAAGGGTTCTGCGTCCACTTGCGGACGCTTTCCTTCCTTCTTCTCCAACGCTTCCGTCTCTCTGCAGCTTCTATCATCGTGATCAATTCCTGACTGGTGATGTCGATAGGGTCCGGAGTGTCCTCTTTCGCCTCTGCAGGAGCCTGTCTGCTCTTTTTTACCCATCCGTCCTTTGGAATCAAAACAGGTTCTGTCGCCTTGAACGGCGCATCGCGCATCCTGTCGATAAACTCTTTGTAGTCCATACATCATCGCACACGGTTACAAATAATGTTAAACACTTGTTTACCATTGCCTCTATTGTATTTCTCTTCATCCTCTATATCTTGGTAGTCCAGACGTTGTCACTCTCGAAGTAGAAGCGGACGCCATAGTATCCGTGGTCGGTGTTCCTGCCACCGGCGGTGTTCTGACGGCAGCAGCGGCTGATGTTCTCCCTTTTGGCTGTCGGATGGCATTGGCGGAGCCACTCGGCGGCGGCTCCTACATACCCGAACACGAGCCACCTCCCGTCGCCCATGACGGCGACGACGCTCTTGCGGCACCGCCCGGCACAGTCAGAGCGCCCGTTCTTGTTGCGGTACAGGTCGAGGTTCCTCCAGCCCTTGGAGCTGTGCCTCTGTGCCCGCTTGCTCATGAACTCGTCCCATTTCTTGCCCTTGTTCGCAGGGACGTGCCCCTTCAGGAAACGCCCCGTCTTGCGGTTTACGCCGGTGAATACCGCCGGCAGTGTCAGCTCTCCGTATGACATATATAGTCTGTATGTTTTGAAATTTACTCAAATCCCGGAATCGTTAACTGACGGTTGTTGTTGGCATAATCCTCGAAAGTCAGTTCGTTGATTTTCCTCAACTTTATTTCCGCCTTGTTGAGAATAGTCTTGGCTTCATGGAAATTCTTCTTAGCCTCGGTCACTACCTCTAACTGACGGGAGAACTCCTGTTCTTTCTTCTGAGCAAACTCAGCACGCCCGAAGAAATAGTCGTAAAGGATGTCGTTACACTTCAGCTGATACTCGATGAGTTTCTCGCGCGCCTCTTCCTTTACGTTGTCTGGGTTGATGGAGAATAGCCATCCGGAGAAGAAACGCAGGGGGATACATACCATCTCGTACTTCTTTCCGTCAGCTCCAGTTGTAACGCTGAGCGTGATAACTGAACTATAAATCGGATGCTCTTTTAGCTTTGCTTGCTGGCTCTGATATGCCACTCCGAGGATTTCACACACTGGCTTTACGGCCACTAACTGTTCTCTGCCGTCAGCCACTACCTGAAGGCTGACACCGTTAATCTTTGCTACATTCGTTGTGTTCATAATAAATTGTTTTTATTGGTTGTTCTCATTATTCTTCTACGCTCTCGAGATGTTTACGCAACCTCTCCAGTATGCCACGGTCAGGCAGATCTGCATGACGGATGGCACGGCGCAGGGCATGTAACTCGTCCAGGGTAAGGTCCTGGATGGAGTACAGACGGCGACTGTCAACATCTACCAGCATGTCACTCAAACTTCAAGTCCAACTCAGGGACACGCTCACGCCCTTTCATGCACTCGCCGGAGGCTGTCCACACATGGCGGACATTGGAGACATAGCCGACGAACTCACGCACCACCCCCCGGGGGAGCAGCTTCACCTCCCGCTTCTGAACACCGGCGTCCAGTGCGTCGATGGCTTTCTCGAATTGCTCTACTGTATACATAATGTTATTTATATTGTTTGTTTGTTTTCTATAGGAAACCGCAGGAACCTCACGGCGGCTGCGGGGAAAGCGTATTAATTATGTGGTTTGATATGCTCATGATAGTATGACACCAACTGTGCCACCGTACGGACACCAAGGCGAGCCTTGATGTTCTCACGGTGGCGGTTGACAGTGGTAGGAGAGATCGAGAGCTCGTCTGCGATCTCCTGGGAGCGGAGACCACGGGCTATCAGTCCCACAATCTCCAGCTCCCTGTCAGTCAGCATGGTGTTTATCCTCGGGTTGCAGATGACACCCTCCCAGCGGCACTCGTTGCCCCGCAGCGGGCATCCTACCTGCTCGAAGCGGAAGAATCCGTCAGCGTCGATGTCCATGGTGTGCGTGTCATACTCCCCGCAGTTGCAACGGATGAACCTGCTCACGATGTTGAACTCATAGAGCATGCGGTTCGGCTCACTCCTGGTGTACTCCCTGCAGAGAGCATCGAACGCATCAGGATAGCGGTCACGGATAAGACCTAGCAGATCCACCACCTCCTCACGGCATCCTTGATGAAGGACCCTGACAGGCTGGTCCACCGGCTTCATCATCACGACTCCGTCAGGAGTCTTATAAAACTCTACACTCTCCATGTTACGCATTTGGAAATAGTTCTTCCTCCGGAATGCGCAGCACCTCAGAGATGGTTTTACGCTTCAGAGCGTCTGGCGTGTATACGCCAGAAGCCCAACGATAGACTGTTGCCCTGCCGACAAGACAAGCCTTGGCAATCTTATTGATCACATCCACTTTCGGGTTTGATCTGCCAGGCAAACTGTTGATGTACTCACTAAATACCATTTTTGCTAATTTTTTAAATTTACTGGTTCTAATTCAAAAGATTTTTCGTAATTTCGCAACGTAACAATTTGTTTCACGGCACAAATATAAGACAAATTGCGGAATAATAATGCAAAACAATTATATATTTAAGAAATAATAACTTTAAAACATTAATTATGACAGGAGAAAGAGTAAAATGGATTATCGGGCACAGCGGCTTCTCGCAGAAGGAATTGTCTGAGAAGATGCCCACCATCAAGTACGAGCAGGACTGGACTCGCATCCTCAAGTCTGGTGACGTGAAGTCTGGAGTACTTGAGGAGATGGCTGCCGTGATGGGAGTTAGTGTCGGAGAACTGTATGAGATGTCTCCAAACCAGGGTGAGGATGCGGATATCACCGTTGGCGAGCTGCTGTCACTCATCAGGTTGAAGTCCTCACATATTGTCCGGCAGCAGCAGGAAATCCAGCGGTTAGTTGAGCAGTTGGGGCAGAAACTGGCAGGAAAATAGTCGAGATGAGTTATATAATCGTCTCATTAATAATTCTTTTCGATTATTATTTGAAAGCGAAAATTCGGCAGACAATAATCCAATTAACAAGAAATGACTGTTGAAAATGAATAAGTTACGGCGGTAGATTCATATCAATACGCTCCAGTAATCCCGACTGAAAGAGAATCCAAACCGCTGTTCATCAGTAGTTTGGATTTCTTTTATGCCGAAAATTGGC